CGTGTCGGCCACGCTCGTCGTAATGCTGGCCAGCCGTGGCACCGAGAGCGTTGTATTGTCTGTGGCGTAGGTGTCCACCGGACTGCCCGACGTAGCGCACCCCGAGAACGCCAGGATCACCCCGGCCCGCCACGTCGACGTCGACAGCGTGAATGTGTACGAGGCGCCTTCACTGCTTGCCCGCTTCCACGCCACCGTCAGATAAATGGCGTTGCTGCCGTTGTCACGTGTCTCGACGACCTGCGTCCAGCCCGCCGGCAGCGTCAACGTCCCGGCCTCCCGATAGAAGCCGACAACCAGAATGTCGCCATCCACAACCCCGGATGGCTTGTTGATTGTCAGGTTGCCGCCGCTGGCATTGCCGGCCGCAACCCCGGAACGATACGCAATCGCCATTAGTACCGCACCCGCAGCAGATTCAACACACGCTGCACCGCCGGCGTCACCTGCGGCGTGGAGCCGACGATCACCGCCTCCCGGTTGGCGTAAATCTCACCGATCTGGAGGAGGATCGCCGCTTTTGCCATGCCTGGCACGTCGCCAGCATCGGCATAGCCGGCCACAAAGCGCACCGTGATCGGATTGCTGGAATCGAGCGCCACCGACGGCCAGTCGGCGCCCGGCGCCAGCACCACCCGGCCCGGCTCCGTCGCCGTATCCACCCGATAGTTGGCAGCGTCAAATGTGGCAGCCGTCCCGTCCTCGTCGCGATAGGTGATGCTGGTAATCGATCGCAATGGCGGCCGCGGAATCCAGATCACGCCGCCGGCCGGCCAGCCGGGCAAATGGAGATCCCACGTCTGCGGCATCAGCGCGCGCCAGCATTCGCCCTCGACCGCCTCACGCGCCATCTGTGCGTAGAGCGTCAACAGGCTGTCCTCCGCCGTGCTGCTGATATGCAGATGATCCTTGATCTCCGTCAGCGTCACCGGCTCCTCTGCCGGCGGCGTGACCAGCACCCAGCTACCGATCATGCTATTTCCGCTTTCGCTTCGCCGTCGCCGTTTCAGCCGGCGGCGCCACCGCATGTTCCACGGCCAGCACGCTCTCGACGTCGACCGCCGTCGCCGCGCCGATCGCAATCAGCTCGGCGCCCATGGCCTCCGTCACTTCGACCACCTGGCCCGCTTGCAGCACGCCCAGCGGCCCGGCCGCCATCGTCACCATCCGTACCTGCATCACTCACTCCAATCAGGGCAGGAGGCCAACGTAAAAGCCCCCTGCCCCGCTACCCTCATGCCTCGGCAGGACCGGCCACCACGGCCGATGCCGCCACGGTCGCATGCGCCGTCACCGGCAACTCACGCGGGCCGTAGAGGATGGCCGTCACCGTGCCGAACGCAATGTTCGCCGTGGCGCTCGTGCGCACCGCCTGCACATAGCGTTCCGTCGGCCGGTAGACATCGACCACCAGCAGCGTGCCGTTGACGTCGTCGTTCGTGGCGCACGTGACCGCCGCACTGGCGCCGGAGAGGGCCGCCATGCCGCTGTCGCTGTCGGCCGTGTTCTGCTCCACCTTCAGCGTCGCCACGCCCGTCGCCACGCTGTCCTCGATCGGACAGACGAACATCACGCCTTCGAAGCCGCTCATGTCGATGCGGTCGCTGTTGCTGTCCGTGTTGGCAGCGGCCGCCACCGGCGCGCCCACCTCACGCACACTCACGTTCTTGAAGAGATTCATGTCTCTATGCTCCTATTGCTAGAGAGAGGGAGAGGAACTCTCTCCCCTCGCAACTTAACCCAGCTTCACGCGCACGAACGCCTCTTCGAGCACCGGCATGCCGTCCGACTCCATGCGGCCGATGAGGGCCACCTGGTTGGTCGTGGCATAGAGCTCGACGAGCCGCTGCATTTCCAGCGCCAGGCTGTCGGCGATCCAGTAGTTGCTGAAGTCGCCCAGGATGCCCACGTAGAGCGCGCTGGTGAAGGTGTTCGGCGCGTACTCGCTCACATCCATCGGCAGACCGAGCAGGCGATCCGGCTCCCCGTCGCGTACCGACGGATACCACAGATAGCCGCCCGTGCCCGCGCTGGCGCCGCTGTCGTCGCGCAGCAGTGCGATCTGCTTGACCGCATCACGATGGAAGATCCAGCGCGCCCGCGGCCAGTACGCGGCTTTGAGCGCGTACTTGGCGTTGATCAGCCCGTTCATGGCGATCGCCGTCGAGCTGTTGCCCGTCGCCACATCGCGGCCGGTGCTGATGCCGTAGGTGCTGGCCGTGAAGACGCCGAGCGGCTGGTTGCTGCCCGTGCCGGTCAGGAACGCCTTTTCCTGCGTGATGCCGAACTTGTAGCCCAGCCGTTGCATGGCCAGACCCTCAGAGTTCGGAACCTTGCGCAGCAGCGTGCGGCTGATCTTCAGCCGCTTGGCCACCGGGTGCGGGTGCAGCTCGCGCCGCCCGAAGCTCATCGTGCTGTCTTCGCTGCCCGTGGCCAGTTCCGCCGTCCAGTCGGCGTCGGCCGGGTCGGCTTCCAGCGTCGGCACGCCGAGGCTGTCGGCGTTCGGCACCGCGAGCACCGTCGCATGCTGGCGGATGAACACCTGGTCGTCGATGGCCTTGATCAGCTGGTCAACCACCTGCATCGGCGTCACCAGGAAGCCGCCGGCCGTGTCCAGGTCCACCTGAAGCGCACGCTTCTCGCCGGTAAACATGTACTGCGACCACGCGCTGCGGTGTTCGGGATTCAGCGTTGCCAACAGCGTGCGCCACTCTGCGGACGGCGCGCCGCTGTTGAGCGCCTGGAGCGAGCGCGCCTGGAAGCGATGCCCAGGCTTGCCGCTGCGCGCCTCATCCTCTGCCATGCGGTCGAACGTGCCCAGCGTCGCCTCGGCGCGCGCCGTGCGCTCCTCTGCCTCGATCTGGTCGTGCAGCCGTGCCTCTTCGGCCATGGCCGCTTCCCAGGCCGTGCGCTCTTCGCCCGTCAGCTCACGCTGCGCCGCGGTTGCCGCGTCGAGCAACTGCCGGGCCTCACTGATGCGCTGCGCACGAACCTGGCGCAGCTCTGCAATACGATTTGCCATGATTCCTACCTCACTGGCTATTGGCGTGGCGCCGTGCGCCTACGCTCGCTCTGCAACTTCCAACCGGAGCCGCAGCACCTCCAAGCGCCCCTGCGCCTGGTCGCCGTCGGCAGCCGCCTGGCGCCCCTGCACCAGGTCGGCCGGAATTTCCGGAATCTCCCCAAACATCGGCGAGCCGTCCGCCGCCCGCACGCCCACATCCGTCGCCGGATAGGCCGGATAGGTCACGGGGCTGACGTCGTACAGCTTGGCGCGCATGATGCGCCGCACATAGCGCTCCATGTCGTCGATGCGCCATTTCTCCTCGAGCACCGCAAAGGCGAAGGACATCTGGTTGACGTCGCCACGCTCGATCAGCGTCACCACATCGCGCGCCTGCTGCGTGTCGGGCGGCTCGAACTCCACGCGCAGCCCGACTTCATCTTCCGCCAGGCGCAGCGTGCCGTTGCGGCTTCGGCCCAGCACATAGTTCGGGTCGTGGTTGAAGAGCGCCCGCACATCGTCGCCGGCCTCGATGCTGTCGGCGAATGCGCCCGGCGCAATCTCCTCATAGAATCCCCACAACTCGACCGAGAGCGAATCGAACACCGCCGCATGGCCCTCGATCGTGGGCATGCTGGCGCCGTCCTTGCGCGCCGCCCGCAACTCTGTCGGCGCAAAGCGCCGTTCAATTCCCTGTGGCATGTGTCCCTCCAACCTCTACCAGCACCGTCATCAGGCTGGCCGCCAGCGCCTGCGCACCGGCCTCCTCGATCATGTCGGCATAGCGCTCGAGCGCGTTCTCCGCACTCTCACCGCCGGCGCCGCACTCGTCGACCACCAGCCGCACCTGGCCCAGGCTGCGCTTTGTGCGCTCCCACAGCGCGCCGTGCACCGCGTTGGCCAGCGTCGTCTCGCGGCGGCCGGAGGCACGCGCCGCCGCCGCCACTGTCGCCGCCAGCTCCTCGCCGGCCGCCGACATCCACCCGTCATAGAACTGCGCAGCCCACTCGCCAAAGTTGCCGTCGTCCTT